ACTTCGACACCTAGTTCTGTCAAATTTAACATGCTGTCCTTTAATGATTAAACCGCAGCATCCCACTAATATATATTATACAGGGTTTGCTGCGGCTATGTCAATAGCTATTTAATAAAAGTTCCATTCCAAATGGACTTTTTCACATTATATTTACCACCACGGCGCTTATATTCTTGAACTACCCAGCCATTTGCGTATGCTGATGGATATACATCAAATTTTCTTTTTGCCTCAGCGACAACTCTAGCATATAGTTCTTTATCTGATGGCTCACCTTTGCGATCATCTATAACTTCTTTATACTTATCTTTTGCCTTGTCTAGGTCTTCGTCTTTTTCATCGTATGATTTTTCAACTGGGACGCAATTTGGAACCATGCGGCCATTCTTTTCTTTCATACCTTCCTGCTTATATCCAGACCAGCAGGCTTTTGTCATGTTATCCCATTTATCTTCTTCTTCATTGTCAGACTCATAGTCCTCATGTTCAGATTTTGTTACTGGCCAGTTTACTTCATTTTTCATTGGGTCTCCTACTGGAGCGGGATTAGATTCATTTGCGTCTTCAGATTCCATTTCTGGAGCCTCTTCTTCGCCTTCCTCTTCCTCTTCTGGCATTTCAATCATGCCTTCAATTGCTTCCATTAGGTGCTCAATTACCATGCCTAATTGCTCTTTTGTAATTTCAGGACGCAATGCTTTTGTAATTTCTTCATCGTCTTCAATTTCAATTACTGTATCAAAAGGCTCTACAGCATCATTTAACATATCTTTAATTTCTTCTACAAGATCGTCTTGAGTTAATGATTTCTTCATATTCTTTTCACGCTCTACAATTTTGCGAGACCAAGAGAAACCAGCATCTCCACCCCATGCGTCCCACATAATTCGACCATTCGAAGGGTTAGAAGTATTGTAAAAGTCTTTACCTTTTTTGTCTACTTCATGTCTTGAAAAGAAGGAGTACATTCGCTTAACAGTAGAGAGACTTAGAGTTTCGCCTCTAGCTAATTGTCCAGCACGGGTCCAACCAACTGCTGTGCCAGCACCTGTTGCTTTACCCTCTTCTTTCCAACGAATAGCTCTCTTAGCTGCAGATTTCATTCCTGCCGTTGGTTTGTATCCTTCTTTAGCCATTATTTCTCCTTCACGCTAACGACTTTGACGTTCTTAACTTCATCGTCAACTCCGAATATATCATTAATATAATCTGCTGCATCTTCCTCGCTAAATGCTTGGACTTCTGCATCAACCTCAAGTTTAATCCTGTAGGTATTCATAATTATTTACCGCAGGTTGGGCAAACACCGCTAGCTGTTACTGCTGGCTTTGCTGTTCCTCCAGATTTAAATTTAGGACGACCAAATCCTACAATTGAAACCATTACTCCTGCTTTATTCTTCTTGTATGCACGGAGTTGCTTGCAGCACTCTCCGCCATTTCTTTGGCTTCCCTTTTTATTGCTTGAAGTATTACCTTCAATGCACCAAACAGTTCCGTCTTCGTTATCTTCAATAACAATTCCTACGTGAGAAATTCTATCGACACCGTCTGATGGGAAATCAAAATAGGCGATATCTCCTGGCTCTGGATCTGCAATGTCTCCATCAATCCATGCACCAGCTTTCTTAAATGCTGCTGCACCTCCTGGAGTATAAACTGTATTAGGAATCTTTACTCCTGCTTCATTTGCACACCAGTTTACAAAAGATCCGCACCATGGCTGAAAATTAGCTTTTGTATATGCGCCGTATTTTGTCTCGTTATCTTTAGGACCTTCAATGTATCCTACCTGAGACTTTGCAACTTGAATTAAACGAGCAGCAGTTCCTTTTGGAGCCTTTGCTGTTTCTGCTGGTACTGGAAAATCACTCATGTTTATTCCTTATCCCAATCTGTATCAACAGGCTGTTCTGCTGGCATTGCACCATCTGGCTTATTAGCCAAACGTGCACGTACTGCATCTGCTTCTACGTCTGCCTTTAATTCATTAATTGCTAATTCTGATTCAAGCTTCTTGTCTGCTTGAGTATTCTTTGCATCTACTTCTTTATTATCCAACTGTGCCTTCATGATATCTTTAGCACCTGATTGTCCAATAAGTAGACCCGCCAAAGTTCCTGTAATAAATGTTGCAACGCTACCCAATACGTTAAAGAACATCTTATCATTTTCTGATTGTGCTCCGATTGGTTGTGATACGAACAAAAGTCCGTACAAAATTCCTACTGATGTAAGAAGAAGAATTGTTCCAAGGGTTAATCCTAGAATAAACTTTAGTCTTGCATCAAGATCCGCTGGGGTTAATCTTTCTTTAGCCATTTTTTACCTTACTGTTTTGATAATCATTCCATATTTGTTCGCCAACAATATCTCTACTGCATGTTCCTGTTGTCTCACAGACTGGAGGATTGCACTCTGCTTTATCCCAATTTGCCTGATCTTGACAAGGATAGCGGAAGCTTCCCTGATAACCGCAAGAGGTCAAGGTCAGGGCTAGCACTACGCTTGAAAATGAGGCAATTATTTTTCTCATGCCTCTATTATACCTTATTCCTCGTCTTTTCTTAAAGGGATGGTTATTAGCCAAATAACGGTAACAATTATTGTGGCTAGGCCTACTACATCTTGGGCTGTGCCTGTTAGGGTAAGCCAAGCTATAAAAAAGCCAAGGAGGGTCCATAGCTGGGCTATGCTTTCCTTAATTGCTTCCCAGATCCAATTAAAAAATCCTTTAATTATTTTCATACTATCCTCCTAGTCATGGCTGCTGCCACAATATTTCCTGCAATAATTACTGGCACAATTACTTCCTGTGCTTTTTCTCTTTGATCATCGGTCATGTCTTTGCCCCATTCTGATGGGCTTAATAATTCTTCAAAATTAATATCTGAAATAGCGCCAATTGGATCCGATAAAAATGCTTCCGTTGCAATTTCAGTTGTTGCATCTGCTAAGGTATATGGCATAGGCGCTGTAGCATTTTCTTTAATTCTATCACCAAATTCTTCAAGGGCTTTTGCAATTGTTGGTTCTGATGCTGCCAAAGCTGCTACCTTTGCAATTTCAGATGCTCTGATTCCAAGGCCTTCTGCAACCGCCGCCTTCTGCTCTGGAGTTAATTTAGTTAATGTATCTTTACTTGTTAAATCTGCAATTAGATTTGCTGTTTCTTCTGTGATAACATTAGGTCGTGATGATTCTTCAGAAGGTTCAGCAGGAGTTGGCTCTGGTTCAGGAGTTGGCTCTTGATCTGTATCCGTTGGCTGAGGTGAAGGCTCTGGTGAAGTCTCAGGAGTTGGCTCTGGCTCAGGGGTTGGATCTACGTTCTCCTCATCTGTGGTATCAGAACTTGGCTCTGGATTGGGATCGTCTGGTTCAGTTTGCTCGTTTGATGGTTCAGGAGTAGGTTCCGATGTTGGTTCTTCTGTCGGTTCTGTCGTTTCTTCTGGTTGTGGCGTTGGGTCTATGGGTGTCTGAGGCTGATTTGCCATAGCCGCAGCAATTGCGGCGGCAACTCTTTGCTGTTCTTCAAACAACCAAGTTTCATTATATAAATCCCAAGCATCTTCTATTGCATTGTTCATATCAATAATTGCTTGATCATAGGTAGACTGAGCATTATTTTTAGCAGTTAATTTGTTTGAAGTATTAATAACTGCATTATCGTATGCAGTATTCTTTGTAGTTAGCGTTTGATTGTATGTGTTTAGTGTAGATACAGCAGAATTATACACAGATAATTTGTCATTACGTACTGTGAATTTAGTATTATAAGTTTGTTGTGCTGTAGATTGTGCTTGTTGGGCAGCAGTTAAATTATCTAATTGTTGTTGTGTTGCACCAGATCCATAAGAAAACGTATTTAAATTACAACTAAATCCTACACCCCATCCACCAGTATAGGCGCATCCTGCTGTAGTCCAGCCTCCAGGAATTGACCAGCCAAGTAGGTAAGATCCTGGGCCACCACCGTTATACCACCATATCTCTACATCTAAAGTTTTATCTTGGCTAACATTATATATTGGAGAATATGGGCTCCATGTAACACCTTGTTCTACCCAATTATCGACAGCTAGTTGTCCGTCAACATACATTCTAAACCCGTCGTCTGTGTAACCAGCAAAGTAAACGCCTGTCCAACTTGATGGCACTGTAATTTTTCCAGTAAATTTAACAATAATATCTTCATAATATCCACAAACTGGAAGATTCATCGAAGCAGAATTCCAAACACCAGTACATATAACAGAACCAGGTACTGCTATATGCTGTCCATTAACATATCCATCTCTTAATAGATGATATACAGTATATTGTAGTCCTGCTGACCCAGCACTATTTACTGCTGATTGAGCTGTTTGAAGATTTGAATTTGCTGTTGTTAAATTAATTGTGGCTACATCTAGTTCATCTTGGGCATCATTTTTATTTGTAAGAGCAGTAGCAACTGTTACGGTTTGTCCATCTACTGCAGATTGTGCTGTAGTCTTTTCAGATAATGCAGTAGCCTCTGCAGCAACAGCTGCATCATACTCTGTATAAGCTGTGTCTCTTGCTTGTTTTGCAGCAACGGCTGTATCGTATTTATCTTCTGCTATATCTATTAAGGCTCTAGTTTCAGCCTCTTCTGTAAGATTTGATACCTTTTCATTAAGCTCAGATATTTCCTGAGCCGCCAAACTTAATGGATCATCGCTATAAGCAGGTGTTAAAAATAGCCAACCAAACGCTAAAATGGCGGCTAATGACAATCTCCATGCTTTCGTCCTAGTCAACTATAACTCCTTGTTATAAATTTTATAACAAGTTAATTATATCATCTGACTATTTAGCGTTATCTGTTTTGTAGAAGCCTGTACCTTTAAACTGAATACCAAATGTACCAAACTGTTTAACCATTGCAGCACCACACTTTTCACAAAGTTCAACCATGTCTGCTTGTGAAAAAGGTTTTGGTATTTCTTTTGTGTAATTACAAATCACACACTTGTAATCATAGTTTGGCATTCTTCTCCTAAATTTTAAGGAGCAGTTTAGCCACATGCTCAGGTGGATCCCAGGCAACTATGCCCGCATCTGCGACTCCCCGATGAAAGGGTGCAGACTTATATTATACCTTATTTGATTTTGATTGTCTTTGGCTTTTCCTCTTCAGGAACAATACGCTCTAATTCAATTGTGAGCATACCGTTTTCTACCTTTGCACCAATTACCTCAATATATTCTCCAAGAGCAAATTCTCTTGTGAACTTACGAGTTGCAATACCCTTATGCACGAATTTTGCATCATCTGCTGAATCCTTAATCTCTCCCTTTACAGTAAGAGTAGAATCCTTTACAGTGATTTCAAGATCTTCTTTTGCAAAACCCGCCACAGCAACTTCGATCAAAAATGTATCTTCGTCGTCTGTCTTAATGACATTGTAGGGTGGGTATGTAGAGTTTGATGCGTGGCTGTGAACTCTAGTTAGTCTATCTAGTTCACGATTAAAGCCAATAAAAAAGGGATCCTTGAAAAGGTCCCATGTATAGGTTGTTACCATTTTATTCCTCCTTCAAGCGAATAAGTTAATATGTGGGCCCCTATTGGCGACCCACATATATTATATCAAAGTAGATTTTTTAAGTCTACAAAATCTTTTTCTTTTTATCCTTCATTTTATTTTCGTCTGCGGTAGCAGCGTAAAGAGCCCTCATTTGTGCTAAGGCTGCTGAGCGTCCAGAGTGGCAACCCTTTAGCTCTCCCTTATCATTTACTACGGCATACCCTTTACATCCTGCTACACCTTGTTCAACTTTATATGGCATTTTTTCTCCTAATCATTTGGAATTTCTGGCATATCCATTGGGATTATGCCTAGATCTTTTGCTATTTTGAATCCTTCTTGATTTAAACTTATCATGGCTTCTAGATTTTCGTCATATTCAACTTTTACATATCCTGCTTCATAAAGATCAATTAAAGTTTTATCTACATAATCAGTATGGGCCTGCCATAATTCTGGGGCAATATCTTTTGCAATTTCGTTTATGGCAAATATGATCTCGCCATCTTCATTAACGCCAGCGATTTCTACTGCGCCTATTTCAATATAGTGCTCTAGCCTCATATCATCATTATCCATGTGTCTATTATACTCTTTCTGGCTTATGCCTATTGTAGGCTACCATCTTCATTTTTGTCAATAGTAGACTCCACTATTTGCTGTACATAGTCAGAAAAATGTTTCCTAATATTGCCTGCTGGCCTATTGCCTGCGCTTTTCCATATTCTTTTATACTCTATTACATTAGAGAATGTGGTTGGGCAAAGCAGGATACCGTTATACTCTTTTAATACTGTAGGCAGCGGCACATGTTTTCCACAACATTTACACTCTTTAGCTTTATCTTGATATATACTCATACTATTTCCATTCCTTCTATCATTGCCGCCAATTCTTTAGGCATCTTAGGGGCCACAATTACATTCATTTTCTTTACATATTCTTCTTCATTATCCCATTTAATGCTGTCATACGTATGTACATCTATTTCATTTAATGTATCTACTTTAGTTCTACTAATAGCATTATAAATAGATCCGCAAACGGCGTCCGCTAAGTCTTTAGAACCTTTTCTAGGGTGATCAACACGATCTTTCATAATTTTTAATTGCAATAATTCATCAATCAATAACGGAATATGTGGACCAGAAAGTCTTTCTTCCAGAACAACCATAGCCATATCGTCATAATGCTTCTTTGCAACTGACAAAGTTTCTGTGTTAATTCCATAAGCTTTTAGCTGTTGCATCATGTCGTGAGAATTCCATCTGTCAAATGTACAAACTCTTATCTTAAATCCTGCAGTTCTTAATGAGAGTATATAATCTTTTACTTCTGTAAAGTCAACAGATTTATCTGCCGTAGGAGTCCAATATCTAACAGCGTCTACTTCAACAATTGGAGCTGGTTGAGAGTATGTATCTGTTACTTTTACATTTACCCATTTATTTACATGCGACATTGCTACAGCACAATGGTCATGCTTTTGTGCAAGGTCTACGTGAATAAAGTATTCTTTATCTGGGTCTGGTGCAAACCAAGGTTCTAGTCTTCCAAATCCGTCCACCGCTAGTGCCATATTGCTAAATGCCTTTTCAATCTTTTCACGAGATTTAAAAAACGCATCCACAGCTTCTGGTGGCATGCAAGCAAATCGGCTAAGAGCATCTGGCATATTCTTATAAAACTCTACTTTAAAATCTTCAATTTTTTTAGTTGGATTAATTTCCCATGTAGGTCTTTTAATCGCATAAGTTTTAGGAATAGTATATGAAATAATATTATCTTCTTCCCACTCAACAGTTACTTCATTTCCTACAGTTCCATCTGGCAGGTTCTCATCCATTTTTAATACTTTAGTTCTTATAATAGTTTCTTTTTCCGCCACAACTGAATCATAAAATTTTTGAATAGGGTCATTCTTAAAGCGGGGAAACGAAAGCAGAATAACCTTACCATAGTCTGGGAAACGAGATACAACAGATCCACGGTACATATCGTAAATAGCATCAGCAGTCTTTGCTTGGTCATGACCAGTTGTGTTCTCAGTGGCAAAGCCTGAGATCTCATCTAAGATTACGGCAATAACGTTATAACCTTCGAACGCTTCACGCTCAGAGTGTCCTGAATAAACATTTACACTCTTATCAAATCTGATTTCAGAAGCTTTAGGATCGTATTTTCCAGTAAACCATGGAGACCTGTCTATTCTTGTCTTAAATCCTTTAAAGAAAACATTGTTGGCCTGTGCTGCGTTAACAGCAATATTAATGATATCAATTGTATCTCCAGGAGGCTTGCCGTAATATGTTGCTGGATCTTTTAGGCACAATAGTAAATATACTATATATGATACCGATATGGTTGAGCAATAATCTTTTCCGCTACCCTTGCCTAATTGAGCAATTACTTCATTGCAGGTTTGTTTGAATCTTCGTTTTCCTTCTTCTTCTCCAAAGAGTTTGATAAGGGTTGATTCTTTATAGATCTGGCTGCTTTTCTCAATGAGTGTATACTGGTACTCCGATAATGGGGGAAGTCCGAGGTAGTCTGGGCTTGTAACGAATGTTCGTAAGTCGACTGGTCTTTCATCAAATTCCTCTCCATCTAGGATATCAATGAGATCATTAAAATTAAGATCCACTTACTTCCTCAATTATCTCAACTGGCTCTACTATCCCAGTAATTTGTGACAATCTCTTGGCAACTTCCATTTTACATTTTGGACAGGTAGCCGTAACTTCTTTTAAAATCTTTACAAGAATATCTTGTTTGCGTTCTGTCTCCGCCAATTGTGTGGCAAGCTCTGCATTATCTAGTAAGCCTACTTCCTGAAGCATGCCTATGCGTTTGCCTTCAATGTCTGCAATTAGTTTTAATGCCGTTGCCTTTACATTTAATTGACCCTGAGTGTCTGCGTCTTCTACGGTCTTCCAGGCCTCTTTAATGAGCATGGCATAATGTTGGTCTGCTCCAGAGATAGCCTCTTTAGCCCTCTCACGAGCCCCAGAATCGCTTCTTACGACCTGTTTCCACTCATCTATATACTCTATAACCTCTGACCGTTTAAAGCCCGTCACAGAGGCAATCTGGGTAGGGTTATTACCTTTAAGTAATTCCTCTACTACCTTGTTCATGCGATCATAATGATCAGCTAATTCAATTTCCATATATATACATTATAATCTTAGTTGACTAAAAAATCAACTAGATTTTTGCTTGGCAATCTTTAATAGGACTAAATATCCAATCAAATCGTCAATATCGTTATCTCCTGGATAATCTGTACCCTTCATAAGTCTATTTAATTTATCATCAATACGGACATGTAGTTGCTCTCTTGGTCCCGCCTTTGAAAATATTCGTACAGGATCAAGGGCTGAATTGCCGTATGCGATATTCTTTTTGACCAACATATGTGCAATCTCATGGCATGTTTCAAGAATTTCTTTGCCTGCTTCTGTACCTACTGTAAGCAGATATAAATCTTCACACCTAAATTGATTTACGTCTGGGAATACTGGTTCAAGCATTATCCATCTCCTTGTATAATTGTTTTAATCCTCTTAGCGTTCCAATATCCATATATTTCCCGCCTGGTCTTACCGCCCTAATATTTGTGCTTTCGCTTATCCATTCCTTTAATTGTTTTCCTGGATGGTCTAATTTAGGATCTAAGTATCTTATCATATTTTTTCGGAATAGCATAGTGCCCCACATGTCTGGGTAGTCACAATTATCTACCTTATCTTCAGATCCAATTACCCTACCATCAGAAACTTTAACCTGTCCTACTCTTCCTTTTAATTCATCATTACATTCCCATATGCCAAGAACTAGATCTGCCTTATCTTCTTTCATCATTTCTTTATAAATATTTACTGGAGCATTAAGAATGTATGTGTCTGGCATTCCTACAACAACGGTATCATTATATTCGCCTATCATAAACTTAATTGCATCAGACATAGTAGATGGTTCACGTACTATTAGTTTAACATTCATGTCCATGTTTTGAACTATTGGAACCCACTCAGGTCTTGTAGCAACACGAACTTCGTCACAAACTTCAAGCATTTGTTCTACATGCCACTGAAGCAAAGACCTCTCGTCTGATATTGGCAAGCAGAACTTCGGAATTCCGCCAATCCTAGATGCTTTGCCAGAAGCTGGCAATACTCCTATGGTATGCATTACTCTTTCCAATCGTGAGGATTAAATCCATTAGGATAAGATTGATTTACCATTGGATCTTTCTTCCATGCAATCCAGCCTTCTTCTCTGTCATCTCCCCAATATAAATGAACTACGTCTTTATCAAGAAGTCGCTTTGCGTCTTGACCATGAAAAATATGAACTTTATTGTCTTTGAGATAAGGCATTTCCATTAATTCTGGAGCCCACTGGTTAATATGTTTTTGATATGGCTCTACGCCTAATTCACGATACATGGCATCTGTAAACATTTGAACATCTGTATAATAATGAACCATATGGTTATGCTGAATAATGCCGTCTCCGACTCTTTCAACAC